GTACTCAAGGCTTTCACTTCAGTGATAAAGGAATCAAGATCATTGAAGAAAGATATAATGCAAAGTATATGGGTTATTGGTGTACTAATCATGGTGGCCGTTGGCAAGAAATGCCTGTAGACGTTTTCTATGTAGAGAACCCAGATACTTCTAAGGGTCATACTAATTTCTTTGGTATGTTCCGTAAGGGAGAGAATGTTCTCATCACTGATGCATCTTCATGCTTTGCTGAACCTATTACCGGTGTTCTTACTGATACTGGTGAAGTGGTCGTGTCACGTTATCGTCATGATTATCGTGCATCCGGTGGTGGAGCTATTGATGGCGGCCGCGATTATCTTAAGCTTGTTGGTGAAGCAGTATATTATCCAAAGGTGCGTGTTACCGTTGAATCCGGTGAATTTAATTTTGAAGTACTAGAACACGCATAAAAAAAGGGGGAGACCTTTCGATCTCCCCCAAGTACTTCTGATTTTATTTTTATTATTACAGAAGATTTTGTACTTGAACTCTGCGGTAGTATACGTTCGAGCCCTGCAGAAGAGCACCTGGTGTATAACCCTGTGAGTTGTTTCCGAAGGCGAATGGATTTGCAACGACGCCGTAACGTGTCTTGAATCCAATCTTTGGCTGGAAGGTGTCTTGACCAACAGCACGTACCATTTGCAGAGGTACGTATGGGCAATAGAATAGACCGGCGTCGAATGCCGATGCACCCTTATAACCTACTGTGATATAGTTACCAGCAGCATATGGGTCTACATACACTCTCATGCGTCCGTTAAGAACACCAGCGAATGTATTACCTGTGTCATCAACTTGCAGATTATTGCTGTTGAGTGCTGGAGCATAATCCAGAACACCTGCCATTTGAAGAGCAGAAGCAACATCCGAAGAACAGATGATCAGGTTACCCTTACCACGACGTGTATTCTTTGCAATGTAATTTGCTTCACGTTCAATCTGGAACATCAGACCCTTGAACTTCTCAACTGACCAACGTCCGTTTGAGTCTACGTCAAGGTCGAATACACCAGCTGTGGTTGTTTCAATAGCACCAGCAACGGCTGTGAGGTTTACTGTACGAACGATTTCACGATTGATTTCCGAAAGGATTTCAGCCGAAAGAATTGTCGACAGTTCGGTCTCAGCGTCCAGACCATGAATTGCCTTCAGGTCTTGTGCCAGTTCCATTGAATACTCGGCCTTCAGAGCACGCGATTGTGCCTGAACGGTTACCTTGTCGATCGAGAACGACATTTGACGGAAGTCTTGGTTATATGCAGTTGAACCCAGAGCTTCAGCATACGATGTTGGCATACCACCAGCAAAGTTATACTGTTGCGAGTTACCGGAAACAACGTTATTACCAGTCTTCAGTGTACCGTCGTACAGACCGCCGAGATTGTTGTTAGCATAACCAACAAGCGAAGTATTACCAGCAAGAGCAGCATTTGCACCACCTGGGAATGTCGACTGTCCGGTATTTGCTTCATTGTAGAATGCGTTGGCACCCGACTGCGAGTCGTACTGAGGACGCAGAGCAAAGATCAGACCTGTTGGTCCGGTCATTGGCTGAACGCCGCAGATGTCATAAGCGATCAGGTTTGGCATCGAACGACGAACCAGCGAAATAAGTACTGGATCGTAGTTATTAACACCACCGATACCTGTTGCTGGAGCAGCACCAGAATACTCGAGAAGAGCTTGTTGACCACCAAAACCACCGGTCTGAGACATGTCTCTTTCAGTGTTTTCCAGCAGCTGAGCAATTGTAGCACGCTTGTGGGCGTCCTTAATTGGCTCTAAATCAGGATGCTCAATTAATGGCTTCCACTTTTTTTGAATTTCTTCGTTAAGAAACATGTTTTATATCTCCCTTGTTGATAGGTTATTTATATTTATATTATCTTATTTCTTGACAGTCTTAGATATGGCTTGTACATAAGCAGCCATAGGTCCTGTAGTAGGAACATGATCGGCATCGCCATCATCTTCTACAGTTTCTTCAGTTAATGAAGAAGCGTTGGATGTTGATCTGTTTGATGGAAAATATGTTTCTCTGATGACATGAAGCTTTCTTTCAAAGTCAGCTGGAGATTCATAAGTTACACCTTCTGCTAGGACGGCAAGCTTTTCGGCTTGTGTCTTTGCAAGGCCTTCACACATTGAATTGAAAATGGAGTCGACTTGTGAGTCTTCATTTTCTCTTTCAAGTTCCATAGTCTTTTCAATTTGTTCATTAAGAGCTGTTTCCAACTCTTCAATCTTTTCAACCATTTCAGCCATAACATCTACATTTGTATCCGATACGTCAACGTAGTTGGCTTCAAATACTTGCTTAAGATTAAGCATGAATTCTTCAGCCATTTCAGTTTTAATACCAGATTCAATTGCCACTTCATTCTCTTCAACCCATTCTGCGACGGCATAAGAGAGATAATTATTAACATGTTCTACAATTTCGGAACGAATTTCTTCAACAGCTTCAGTTAAACGAGAATTAAATTCTTCTTCTAACTTAGCTGATTCTGCAATAATACGTGCGTTTACAGCAGCTTCAAATACAATAGTTGCTTTTTCCATTAGCTCTTCTGAGAGCTCATCACCGTCAAACATAGTGTCAATATCTTCCTTAGCGGTATATGGCTTTACGGAAGTTGGTGAAGTATAAATTGGTGAATTTTCACCGTTACCTAGAGCAACCGAGTGAGCATAAGGAGCAGAACCACCGGCATCAGCAGGGTCGCCGTTTGGGTTCATACCCTTAGCATCCGAAGGAGAAGTATGTACTTGAGCAGTTTCACCGGCCTTCTTATCTGCTGGACGAGCAGCCTTACCGGAAACGCTATTAAGACCCTTATAAATGTCATTAAGCTTATTAAGGTCCATACCAGACATCGAATTCATCAGTGCACTAAGTACTTCTGACTTTGTGGTCATATTATATGTTTCGCCGTCGCCGGTCTTATCAGCCGAGCGAGAAGTATCACCTGCATTGTGTACGTCTGCATCGTGGGAAATACCATCAGATGCTTCTTTTTCAACAATAAAGCGCTCGCTCGAGTTCTTTCTACCTGCCATAGTTTTGACTCCTTTGGAATGATTATAAACTATTTATAATTTCTTTTATTTTGATACAAGTGAATTAATATAACGCTCAAACATAACCATCTGAGATTCAGTGACTTGTCTGCGTGTCATGGTCTTTATTTCTTTTTGAATTTCTTCGGCCGCTTGAACTGCTTTCCAGTTACCATTATCAAAAACCCAATTTACATTTTCAGTAATGGCTTCAACAAAAGCAATATGTGCTGAAGGATCAGCAACAATATCAGCAGCAGTTGCTAACTGAAAATCATCACCTACCATCATAAAGCCTTCTCTATTCTTAGTCAAAGTACCTAGACCTCTTGAAGAAACACCAAGTGTTCCACCAGATTCTAGAATACCTCTAGCAATATTTCCCATAGGAGTCTCAGTAATTTTTGCACGACCAACAAAGTTAGAACCATCTTGTTCTAATCTTGTAATTAAATGTGATACTCTATCAAGATTAATACCGGGACCATCAGGATGGCCTAGTTCTCCATAAGCACGATTATGCTTGATATAATTTTCATTATATCTTGCAACTTCTTTAGCAAGAACGCGACTCTCATAGATACGACCATTACGATTAGGCTTATCGCCCATAAGAAATGGACCTTCAATGAATAGATCCTTCTTTCCAGACTCTGTAGATTCTTTAATAATCTTAACGTCTGTAATGGATTCGCAGATAAGTTTCATTAGTTTTGATCTCCTCTCATAGTAAGAGGTGCACCTACTTTATGCTTATCAACAATATTCTTTAAACCTTTACTCATTGGCTTATAAGATTCAGTCTTCATTTCACGACCTTGTTCTGCATCAGGTGCACTATCATCGGTCTTATCTTTATCTGACTTATTTCCACTATTTGTAATGGTTTCAAATACTTGATCTAAAGAATCTTTAATTTCAGTAAGCTGACCCATGATATCGCCATCTAGTTCTTTATCATCTAGACTATCATGAAGTTCTGCCGCTTGCATTGCAATCTTTTCAAGTACATCTTTTGTTTGAGTAGAACCACGGCTATCTGGATGTACATGACCAGCATCTACTTGAGACTTATCAATAGTACCACCACCTACTGATGATGAACCTGCACCAGGATTATCTGATGTTGCACCATCCATAGATTCACCCATGGCAGTTTTTGTAGCAGTGGCATACATAACATCCTTGGCCCGCTCGCCATAACGCTTCTTGAAACCGGCTACTTTAGTTTTCATAGCCTTGACAATCTTTTCACGACGCTCTTTTTGCTTAGCAGTCATGTGTTCTTCATCGACATTCTTTGGTTCGACATTAGCCTTATTTGTCTTATCGGTTTTACGAGTCTTATCCTTAGTAGTATTACCTTGATGTGTAGCATCTTCTTGATCTTCATGATCGCAATAGTTTACATCATTGGTCATTTCTACTTCGTGCTTGTCGAAGAATTTTTTTTCGCCATCAGCGAAACGCTTCTCGCCCTGAGGATTGAGCTCATAAGCCGGCTTAAAAGGTTTTGAACTTCTTGGTTTAGTCATCTGTTTCCTCGGGCTCTGAATTAAACATTTTATCAGCAACTTGAGCTTTCATGTCTTCAAGTGCACTGCCGACCTTATCAAACATAATAGTATTCAATGCGTCTTTTGCATTGAGAAAATCTTTACCTAAAATAAAGTCTACAAGATCATCTGCTGTATAATCGTCCATAATATTCTCCTATTATTTTATTTATCAAAAATTACTCGGAAGTCTTTCCGGTACTTTTCGTGTGAATGTTTTGTTTTTTCTATGAACAGTTGTTGTTTTAAATGCTTGCTTTGCTTTAGGTGCTTTAGGATCTTCAGATTGTGCAGGCTCAGCAGAAGCATCTCCACCCTGTGACTGTTGATCACCACCTTCTGCATCTTCACCACCAGCATCTTGACCAACCATACCTTGTTGTGCTGCCATCATTTGTTGTTGACGCTCTAATTCTGCAGGCTTCTCAGCATCAATTTCTGTCTTCATAGCTTCACGATCTTCATCAGACATCATCAGAATATTTTTCTCGATCCATTCTCTAGAGTAATATACTCCCACAAATGGTTCTATCTGTTGAAGAGTTGTAAGTCTTTCACGAAGAATTTCTGCATCTTTAAGTTCACTGAAGTAATTATCTTGATTGAAGTTAAAGTGAATCTTATTCTTGAACTGTTCCCACTCATCAAGAGTACAAATACCCTTAAGTACTAATTGCTTTTCAAGAGCTTGCAAGAATAATTGAGCAAATCTTAAACGAAGACGACCAATGAACTTTTGGAACTTAAGTTCATCTTGAGTAATTTCTGCTGAACGACCAATATTAAATCCTGACTGATCAGAATTAATTCTTGACATAGGAACATTAAGTGACTTGAATAACTTCTTTTCAAAGTACATAACATCTGAAAGTTCACCAAGATTCTGACCAGAAGGCAAAGTCGAGATTTCAGTACCACGACCACCTTCACGACGAGGTAGCCAATAATCTTCAAGCATGGTCATGAACTTACGGTCATCTCTAAGATCACCGGTTGTAGCATCATAGACTAAACGATTCTTATGCTTAGTCATCATATCTTTTACATATTGCTCAGCCTTCATCTTAGGAAGGTTACCTACATCGATATAGAAAATACGACGTTCAGGTGCACGAGAAATACGATAGATAACAGTTGCATCTTCAAGAATACGTAGTTGGTTAAGAGGTTTGATTGCTTTATGTAGATATCCTAGGACTAAACGATTATCCTTATCCATGAGCCCGGATGTGACATGGAGGATAGAATCTTTAGCAATTCTCAGACCTTGGTTATCCATACCTGTAGCACTGGCACCACGGAAACCACGTTCATTATACATATAGAATTCATCAGTGGTTATGTT